ACTACCAAGGAGGACAAGGATGGAAACAAGAAGAAGACATATAAGCATACCTGCAAGGGCAATCCTTACGTACGTCTTCAGAACGAGGACATTTTTGTCGCTGACTTGGATAGAAAGGTATACAATCCTCTCCGTGACCTTGCCAACAAGATGGCTACTGTAGAAGACCACAAGGATCTCTACGATGCCGTTCGCAAGTTCAACAAGAACCGCAAGCATCTCGCGTGGGATACCAAGCAGGCAGATGCATTCATCCATGCTTACAAAGGGTCTGGTTCCTACTACACGATGAGAAACCTCATCATGTTCCATGGAGCAAGATTCATGAAGAACGGACGAAAGATGTCAGAGGCCAATTCTCTGAAGGAACTTGAGTCTAAAGCCAAGCTCTACGATGAAGAGGGTTGGAAGATGCTCGGTGTACTCAAGCAGCTTATAAAGGACAATAATATCAGCGTCCAGGGCAAGATTCTTGAATGGAAGAAAGCCAAGAGCGAGAACAAGTAATCATCAGACGTAAGGTTCGCCGCCTAAAGAATGGTGGCTCGGCAGAAATTCACAAGAGCTTCTTCAACGAAGGATC